GCGAAGGAACAGGTAGCACTGTTAGAGATGTTCTTAGTACATACGAAAAAGAAATGCAAATTAATCAAGCAATTCTTAATCAAGCAAACGAAGATATCACAGGCGATGCTAATACTCCTGTAAAAGCAGGATATGAAACTAAACAATACTTTGTTGTTCCAACTGATGCAGAAGGAAATGTTGCTATTAATGATGATGGTTCAAGTAGACCTACATTAAAAACCCCAACACAAAACTTTTATGTTGGCTATCTTACAGACGATGGTGTTCCACCAAACGGTGCGCCATACGGGTTTGGTGCTCAATTCCCTCAAAGTGCTACAGAAGGAGAATTTTATTTGAGAACAGATTATTTTCCTAACAGATTGTTTAGATATAACGGAAAACGTTGGGTTAAATTTGAAGATAATTTAAGGGTTGAACCTGCAACAAGCGACAATGCTAAAAGTCAAGTTGGAACGTTTGTTAATAACACCAATACTAACACAATTGGTGGCAAAACGGTTGATGAAAAGCAATCATTGTCACAGGCACTTAAACCTAAGGCGGATAATTAATGAGACTGCGTGAGTTTTGGGGTATACCAATAGACGGAACAGAAAAAGTTGTAGGACTAAAGAAGATTACAAAAAAAGGTAAAACTTATTATGCTCCAGCACATAATAATCCAAGACGTTACAACGATAAGAATACAAAGGTTAAACAGTAATGCAACATTTTTATGATGGACAGATTAGAAGATTTGTAACACAGTTTATTCGTGTTATGAGTAACTTTAGTTACAAGGATAGTGCAGGAACACTACGAAAAGTTCCAGCAACCTATGGTAATCTAACACGTCAAGTTGCACATATCATTAGAGACAATTCAGAAAACAAAGTTATTAGTGCTCCAAGGGTGAGTTGTTATATTACAGGATTAGATTACGCTAGAGATAGAGTACAAAATCCAACACACGTTTCAAAGATTCATTTACGTGAAAGAGATTTTGACGAAACAACACAGCAATATACCGATGGACAAGGACCTGGCTATACCGTAGAAAGGTTAATGCCTGTACCATTTAATTTGCAAATGAAATGTGATGTTTGGTCAACAAATACAGATCAAAAATTACAATTAATGGAACAGATGCTTGTACTATTCAATCCTAGTTTAGAAATACAAAGTACAGCAAACTATATTGATTGGACTAGTTTAAGTTTAATCGAATTAGCAAATGTTAACTTTAGCACAAGAACTATTCCTCAGGGTGTTGATACAGAAATTGATATTGGTGAACTAACATTTACAATGCCTATATGGTTAACTCCACCTGCTAAGATTAAGCAGTTGGGAGTAATTGAAAAAATTGTAATGAGCGTGTTTGACGAAACAGGAAGCATTAGTGATGGTATTATAGATGCGGCTGATCCTATTGCAACAGTTAATGTTACACCAGGAAATTTTGGATTGTTGGTGCTAAACAATACTGCTAAATTGCTTTCTCCAGGAGAAGGTGTAAATGAACCAACAGCAGGAGAGTTTACTAGAACCGGAGAAGCGGTAAGTTGGTATAAACTGTTGGATCAATATCCGGGTAAATTTCGAGCAGGTTTATCAACTGTAAGATTAGCAAAAGAAGACGGTAGTGAAATTGTAGCAACTGCAAGTGTAAATCCAACAGATGATTCACAAATAGTTTTAAGTTTTGATAGTGATACAGTCCCCGAAAATACAATTTTAAGCGACAGCATTGCTAGTAGAGGTACAGTAGATGCTATCATTGATCCTTTAACATTTAATCCTAACAGCAATTCTTTAACAGCAGGTACAAGATACTTAATCTTAAATGATATACATCAACATCTTAAAAATGATAGCAGTGATGCTAATATGAATGCTTGGCAAAATGCTGATGGCACAGTATTACAAGCAGGTGCTAATGATATTATTACCTGGAATGGCTCAAATTGGGAAATAACTTTTGATTCAAGTGCAAATGACGAACGTGCCGATTCTAGCCAGGCACAAGATCCTGTCTACATAACTAATACATATACAGGCGTACAGTACAAGTATACAAATAGTGCTGGTACCTGGTTAAAAAGTTATGAAGGTGAATATCTAAAAGGATCATGGAGACTAGTACTTTAAAAAACCGTAATATTGTTTGTTCAGGTGCGTTATTTTATGCACGTAATACCAAACGATTCTTATTCTTAGAACGCACCAAAACTAAAACAGCAGGTCAGTGGGGACTTGTTGGTGGAATGGCTGAAGGAAACGAAACTCCGTGGAAAGCATTAGAGCGTGAAATACAAGAAGAAGTTGGTAAAACTCCACCAATTAAAAAAATTATTCCATTGGAAATGTTTACATCAAACGATAGCAAATTTTTCTTTCACACATATCTTGCTATTGTTGATAACGAGTTTATTCCTACACTAAATGATGAACACAGTGGCTATGCTTGGACAAATGTAAACTGTTGGCCAAAACCTTTGCACGTAGGATTACGTAATACACTTCAAAATAAATCAATAAAAGACAAACTAAAAACT